AAGCGGTAGGAGTAGAGTTGTCACTGGTGACTCTTAATTCCGTGCCGGGCGGAAGGTTAAAAGTTGGCGCCCCTACTCCTGACGCTTCGACGTTCATATCGTATCGCTCGCCAACCAACAAATAACTCCCTTCGGGAACAAGCAACGGAGCGTCAGTATGAGTCAACAAGCCCGGCGTCCCGCGCGTAGATACCGAAGCCCCGCTAAAAGAAGCAACGGTCGGAGCAGCGATATCCGGAGTGGCTACGGCAACCGCATCAGAATCTAGGCTAGTAAAGTCCCCGACTACCCGGTGAGCCCTTATGTTCCGCCCACCGTAATCGTTTTCCAAAGTAACCGAATCGACCACCGCTAAATCTTCCGGCTCCAGCAGGAGGAGCGTTTCATAGATGCCCGAGCCGGGCGCCGTCTCCACTTCTATTTCCAAAGAATCCCCGGGACTCACGTCTCCCCACGCCAGCGTAAGCGTTCGGTTGCACTCGCCCATCGTTAAGTCCAGCACCGGAATAAAAGGAATGTGGCCCGTCCCCTCCCAAGGCAAGTCGGGGTCTGCTCCCACCCAAGGAGCAAAGCTTCCCGCCCAGAAACCGGGGTTGAGAATCAGCCTGGTGGATATATCGCTCGCCAGTACAGTCGCCGTTACTTCAAACTCGTTGTCCCGTCGGCTAAATAAATACTGGCTATCGAGGAACGCATACTCGCGGATTACTTCTGTCAGCAAGCCGGGGTTGACGTTCGGTGTATACGTAGTGGCTTCAAAGGGTAGCGAGCCGTTTTCCAAATCCGTGTGGACATACTCTTCGAAGATTTCAAACTGGTCCAAGATAAACGTCCAAGTAACGTCAATCGTCTCCAGCGGGACCAGATACTTGCGACGGTTGCGGAGCCGGCCGGTCTCCATCTGCACAGCTTCAGAGCGCGGAGCAAACTTGGGCTGCCTGTTAATCCGGAAAACAGGCAGCGTCGAAGGCCAAACAGAAACGCTCATTCCACGAATCTAAATCATCTGATTAGCGATACAAGCAAGAAACTAGGCAGCCTTCTTTCTCTTGTCAGCCATCTGCGTGGCGTGCGCTGCCCACCATGCCGCCGCTACCAGCTTGCGAGCCGCGCGAGTGCGGATAAGGTAGTCAGTCCGATGCTGACGCTTTAGTTCGGGAGTAAGGCGATACCGGCCGACTCGTCGTTGAGCAAGACAAAGAGCGGAGCAAGTCGTTCGGCCTTTAGTGCACTGATTGCCGCATACGACGCACAAGCGCAGCTTTACAATGCGCTTAGCTCGTGGAGTCTCTGTAATCCGTTCGGCCTTGAGCTTGGGCGCGACGGAAGGTAGCTTCGGCGCTGGCTCTTCGTATTTGCGTTCCGGACGGAGATAGGACTTGGGCGTAAGCAAATGAGCTACTCGGTCGAAAGCCGCGTTGAGATTCTGCGCTTGTTCTATATTGCCGCCCTTGTCGGGATGGTCAGTCTTTATCCGGCTCCACCAAACCGAACGGCAATCGCGCAGCACCCAACTTCTTTCTTCCGCGTCCAGGCGGGAAAGCTCCAAACGGTTTCGCTTTATACCGAATAGAGCGAGCAACGAAACCAACGTCATCCGGTCGATAGTAGACTTCGGCCGGATAGCTAAGCGCCGGGGAGCAGTAAGCGTCACAGCTTTTGCGTCTCTACAATCAGAGACTTGATAAAGCCTAACGTCTGCTTGGTTTGCGGGTCCGTTGTTGCGTTCTGAGCTGCGGTAATTTGAGCGCTGAGTACTTCCAGCGGAGTCTGCGTATTCGGCACAGGCGGAGGTGGAGGAGGCGGAGGCAGAGCAGCTGCAGTTCGTATCAAAACAAAGGCGCCGAATTCGGGGAACGTGCTAGGCACGGGCGTAGCCGCGGCACCGTAAGGAATCGAAGTCGGATGCCCAAACATATTGAGAGCTATCGTTCCGTCAGCTTGCACCGTAGCCGAGCTCACGTCTGAGTAATAGTTCTGGGCGTTACGGATATTCACAACGGTTCCGGGGAGCCAGCCGAGCGAAGCTACGTTGACAGCTAGCGCTGAAGCTTTGCTCCAGTTGTAAATACAAACATGGGCTCGATTAGCGTCATAAGCATTATTCTGCACGACGATTTTGGGGCTTGTTGGAGCAGCGCCCACCGTCGAATTCAAATCGTAGCCCGTCTTCGTGCGCCAAGCTGCCAGCGATACGGCGCCCGTTCCCATGTCGAACACGGGCGCAGTGGGCGAAGAGAAGACGTAATTATTCCGGTCAAAGCTCCAGGGGATTACTACGCCGTTATTGAGAACAAGCGATACGTTCCCGTAAGTAACGTCTGCTTCGTCAATCAGAGTGTTGCCGGTAAAAGTAAGAGTTTTCCAGCTGCCCAACCCTACTTTGCATTTCACCAAGTAGTTGTTCGTCACCACCAGGTCTCGATAGGCGTTGGCGTCGGGCTGATAAACGGTATTAAGGTCTGCTCCGTAAAAGCAGTTGTTGGTGATTTGGTTATCGACGACACGGTCAGCCACCCCGCCAGTACGAGTCCCAATAAGGACTTCTCCACGCTGGCCTTGCAGTCCAACGGCAAAGTTTTCATCGAAGCGGAAGTGCGAGCATTCGGCGATAGAGCTTCCATACATTTGAGCGTTCCGGTCGAAAGGAGAAACGAGCAAGTTGCGCTTGATTATTTTATAGCCGGACCACGTAGCTCCGTGCTGGAGATACAAATTGTGCCCGTGCTGGTGCGTGCTTCCCTGCCAGCCGTTATTGTAAATCAAACACCCGTAAATTTCAGCTTGCTTGCTCTGCGTCCAGGCGGAGATTCCCGTGCTCAAGTCATGCACGATACAGTTCAAGATTTTAACTCCGCTACCGTAGATGTTGATTCCGTCGCTACGGGTAAGGTCGAGTGGGAAACTCGTATCGTCGGTGGACTGCCGTTTCTCCAAAGAGCTGGAGAATACTTCCAAGTCTTGCAGCGTAACAAAGTTCCCCAGGCTGGCGTCGCTCGGGTCTCCGACTTTAATAGTCGGCCGCGCCATAGCGTGATAGCTAAGAGCCCCGCCGCCAAACGCTCCGCCGTCTATCCGAGCCTGTTCGCCCGGATAGCCGCGGAACGTGATGGGAGCGCCGGAAGAGCCGGACACACTGACGCGGAAAATATAACCCTCGTAATTCAAAGCGACGGCTTGCGGCGTATGAACGTAGACTCCGCCCCGCAACCAAACCAAATCCCCGGGCTGAACCAGCGGGCTATCGAAAGCCGTCTGCAAGTCCAGCGGGGAACTTATCAAGCCAGAGCCATTGGGAGAGCCATTCGGAGAAACGTAGAGGGTTTTCATTTAGAGGACTGGCCGGGAGTCTTTCAGTATCCCGGCCAGCATAACCTGCGGCGGAATTAGCATTTAATCTTTTTCATTTTGGTGCGCCACAGGGTGGAGGAGGGTTATGAAATAATACCACGCTGAGCGTCAGTCTTCGCGTATTCCTGTTCCCAAATACCTTTGACGCGATTGCGCTCAGCTTGAGCTTCTTCAGCTGTCATCTCGCCCTTTGCTTCTGCACTCTTGGTAATCGATATCCACAACTGAACCAAGTGAGTAATGGCAGAGATTATCCATTCATAGTTTTTCATATTATTTCTTTTCGTTGGTTTGATAACTCAGCGCAGACGCGATGGCGCTTTGCAGCACCGCGAGGATTTGCTGCAGGTTAGTTTTAGCTTCTGGAGCGCCCCGATTGCTTTGGTAAGCGACTTTCGCCTTGTCGAGGTCGTTAATCCAAGTCTCGCCGTGAGCGCGGACTTCTTCAGCGAGCTTGTGGATAGCTGGCGACTTGGCGGCGAGCGTGGCTTCATTGTTACGTTCAAACTCCATAAACGATTTGAACGTATCGGCAGCCACTTTCCCCGTTTTCTCGGCGGCCACGACAAGCTTGTCAGCTTGAGCGTCCTTATCGTAGACGCCAGTACTCGGGTTGTAAGTCCCCGTCTGCGTGCCAGCGCAGCCCGAGCAACCGACAAGGACCGCCGCCAAAGGCGGCATAAGAAGGAGGGAAGGAGTTGCGAGTGCGAGAGTCCCGGCCAGCATTAGTGAACTTAGAAGTTTCTTCATATTGACATAGTAAGTTCCTTATCGACTAGAGACAAGCTAATAAAAAACCCGCCCAGAAGGGCCACTTCCAGACGGGTTTGAACACCCAGACTTTCAGAGCTGTTTTTTTCTAGTGGCTGGCAGCTCTGTTTGACCAGTCACTAATTTTGAAGCTCTATCGATACGCGGCGGCGGAAGGCGGTCGAGTTTATCCAAAATCTTCCTTACGTCCCTAGCTAGCTGGTCGATTGCGTCCAGCATCCGTTGTTCTTCGTTAGCGGTCACGGTTCGAGGAGCCGGAGGAACAGCTGGTTGGAGTTTGTGGGGAAGCACTCGGCCCACTGATAATAAGTAGAGTTGTTAAGCACTTGCCCATCTACCCACGCCACTAAGTCGGTACTCCGTTGCACTCGCCACACGGCCAGCGGGTCGGCGTTAGTTACCATAACTGAAATGCAGCCGTTGGTCATCGGCTCCAGCACAAGCGCCGTCGGGTCGAAGCGGTGGGCAGTAACCGTAATCACCCCGCTCCCTCCGGTATAGGGGACGCTGATAGACGTAGGGGTGATAGTGAATACGCAGTTAGTCGGTAGAGCAGCTGAGCGGAAAGTACGCGTCGGAATCGCTGGAGCTTGAGCTACCTGAATTGGAATAGCATAAAGCGGAGTATGCGTAGCCGCCAGCATCTCCCGCACCGGCCGAGCCGGAATCCGTAGCTGCGCGACGGCTTCAAGTATAAACGCAAAGCAGATTATTATTCCGGCCAGTCGAAGTAGGTTATTTTTCATTTTGTATTTGTATACACCCAAAAATCCACGATGTGTTTGACGGACTTGCTGAACTGAGTAAAGTCAATAGACTTGATTACATAGGCATTAGTTCCGGCCCGATAGCAGTTTTCAATATCCAAGGGACTACTGGACGAAGAAAATACCACTATCGGCAAGCTGTAATAATCCGAGTTAGCGCGAAGAGCCTTGACCAGCTCCAGCCCGCTTAATTGCGGGAGGTGCAAATCGATAATCACAACCGAAGGCAAATTAGAGCACTCGCGCAAGTAACTCACTGCTTGGGGACCGTCGATAACAAATGTAATTCGCTCTTTGTGCTCCCACTGGGACAAGATAGATTGGATTAAAAGCCGGTCTCTCGTATTGTCTTCTACGAATAAAATCATGGAACAATACTTTGTTTTAATGCTCTCTCCCTAACTATTCTGACCCGCTCATCCGCCCGAGCTTGAGCTTCCATGTGGTCCAAGTAGTCTTTCTCCGCTGCCCGTGCGTTAGCTGCGTCTTCCGGAGTAGCCCCAGGACGTTGAAGAATAGCTAAAGCAAATTCCCAAGTCTTCTTCTTCTGAGCGCCCATCTTCGAATTCACATCCACGTGAATCTCTTCCATCTTAATCTGCTGAGCTACTGTTGCTTTGGTAAGCGAGTCTTTTACTTCTTTTGCAGCCCGAGCTGTCTCCAAGTTTTGTGCTTCCAGCTTGTCGCTCAATTCGCGGGCTCGCTTCTCTAATTGCTGCTCGACCTGCTTCGCCACTTCCAGTTGAGCGAGCCTCTGCTTCTCTAATTTCTCCGCCGTCTGCAAGCGAGCGAGCTCGGCGGCTTCAGCCACTCGTTTAGCTTTGTCCGCCTCCAGCTTTTGCATTACCAGAGAAATGATAAGAGCTATCGGCGTCGCTATAGCTCCAAGCTCTCTAGCGTTTTCCATAAAACCGCTAGCAGCAAACAAAATTAACTCATTCATTTTTCAAAACGGTGGCGAAGAATTCCGGCCGAGTTCCAACAGGAGCTCATGTTCAATCCGGAGCCGCGCCAGCTCGTATCTTAACTGGGCTACTTCGTTTGGGCAAGCCATAGGCCACCGCTCCTTCGGCAAGTCCAGCTTGTCGGTGGGCGCTGTCGTGCAGGCCGTGAGCAGCAAAAGCAAAAGGAAAAGTTTCATTAAGGCAGTCCCCACTTGGCTTTTAGATAGTTGTCGTAAAGGTTATCCACTTCTGCGTCGCTCCGGTGAGCTGTATAAGCAATAGCTTTGGCAATATCTCCTTTCATAATCGCACCGAT